TGGAAATACCTGGGATTATTACTCACAATGCTTTCACTCCCATAAGTAGAACCACTTTTCAAACCCCTACTGCTTTTTGGAAACCTCATCAGATCGGAGTATTTTTCAATAACTTTTTTTTTATTTTTAGTTTTTAAAATTATTTTATTTTTTAGCAGAGAGAATTAACCGAAAACGTCTTCCCACTCTGTAAACTCTGTTGTCCGAGCATGATAATTACGGTCCAATCTATTTTTTGCAATGAGAACTTCCCAACTAGGGAAACCGGATAAGAGCTCCTCTCTACTAATTCCTTTTCGTCGATACGACTTCAGCTGATCTCGGGACATATTATCGACAATATTCTGCAACACGACACCTAAACCTTGGCCTGCCTCACGAACACCAGCTTCGTACAAAGACTTTAGAGCATCATAGGCACCTCGATTAGATGCATAACTACCATAAGCTTGACCTATTGACGACAAAATAACATCACGAGGCCCGCGAACGGTACATTTCGTCCCAATAACGCATTTAATCACTAATTCTTGTGTCCGGCGAAATGGCAAAACAGTGGGTTGATCTGGATAGACACCGTAATGAGGATTTTTTATAAACTGATATTTAAGCGATGTTAATCCCTTCTTCACAAAGTCACCATTAGCATCCACTACAGACAAAAAAGAAGTCTCTTTCGTATCCCGAATTGTTACGTCCATATAATTTATCATAAAAGCTGAAAAACTCGGGCCACTCAACGCTTGCGAAAGAGTTGCGTCTTTAGTTTTATTCCAACAATGATCATCACCATAAACAACTGCTAAAACACGAAGTAACCAAGCTTCCAACTTTTCCATTAAAACTTGATCTGATGTCGAAAACAATAAATGAACAACCCACAAGATAATCCATAATAACATGATCCAGCTATCCATATGAGATGTATTAAAACACCCGCTGGGAACTCCACCCATCAAAGCTGCCCAAAGCTTACCGACTAAATGCGTAATTCTGGTTAAAATATTCTTTGTCAACCACAAAACTATCTTCTTTCGCATTCGGTATGACGCAGTGGTTGTATCCTCATAATACAAAGTCCGGGAAAAATAAAGATCTACATAGTGAATTAAAACTGACTGGTCGTAATTAAGAACATCTCCTTCCACTACTATATCTAGTAACAAATCATCCAAATCCAAACCCAACTGCTCGTACAACATTTGAGCACCTCCGTATGACCAACCACGACCTATGCGAATATGCCCAGAGCGAGTTTCTAAAACCTGTCGAAACTTTGAAACCAATCTCTCTCCAATTACATAACACGAGCTAGGAATGATAAAGATGCGAACCTTATTTTTCCATTCTGCCTGCTTATCGGGCTCTTTGTCTGAGCAAAATGTTTCAGTCTTTTCCTTTATGTCCCAATACACTTCTGGCTCAATATCATGACGCAATAAGTTCTTTATAGCCAGAAGGTCTGCCTCAATATTTTCAAACTTTTTCCCCTCCGCTGTTCGCACAAATTTACAATCCTTCATTTGTGTAACTGTTCGTGGAGCAGACTTTATTCCTGCGCCTGATCCTAAATATGCTCCATTCAAATCTGAAAAAGTTAGGGGTACAACATGCTCATGACGATCCTTATCCGTGCCAAATGCATTATACATGTAATCAATAGCCAACGGAATTAAGGGCCATATCTTCGAAAAGGATGAAATAGGTTTACGAACATTACGCTCCTGTTTTATTATAGCATTAGACCACTTACGAGGATACAACATTGCTGTAGCATGGGTATATCGAACATTACCCTTATAAGTACCATAGACCATATTATATATTGATTTCCTATGAATGATCTGCTGGACGAGAGAAGACTTCGGAGGAAGCACCTCTTTCCCCCATACCGCCTGGAAATGCGTATCGGACAGAAGAACACCTTTCCTATTAAACTGTATACGATCTGCTAACTGCGTAACTCTAATCAAAGCAGCATTATTACTATCTACTGTATTTGATTCCGGCCATCTACTATTAGTGGTTTGTGGTTGTATCATTTTTATATTTTTATTATATGAAAAACTCGCTAAAATATAATGCATCTCTTCTTGAGCAGACGCTGATAAATTGCCACTAAAAGTAGTTGGGTATCTTTGACAAAAATCCACTATCCATTCTATTGAATCACTGCGCATCGATGCATAGTGAATAACATACAAATAATTCACCATTAACGGATGGGACCCGCGAATCTCTACATGACACATGCAACTCTGATGATCGCATCCGGCTACTGCATGTTCCTGAAAAGAAAAATACCGATTCTGCAACACATGTCTTCCATTCATAAAGGCTTTAATTTGGGAAAAAACACGTATCTTTGGTAATAAACGTACTTGATGCTGCAAGCAATAAACAATCCCTCGTGGCGTCCTCGAGGAAAAAATGTCTTTATATAAAACGGCGTCCAATCCGAACTGCCG